CCCTAAGGGTCTGAACAGCACTTTGAGACAAAGTGCCATCGGGACACCGAGAATTCGGAATAGTATGCTCACCACATGGATTCATAATATGTTGTATAAACCCTTTACCATCTTGACTAATGTCTGAAGTACTTTGCATACCATCTATTAACTCTTTAGCTCGACGAGCAATGGAGTTATCCATAGTATTAGGAAAATTTTTCTTCAATTGATTTTTCATGCGTTTAGGTTTTGGAAGAGCCTTAGTGGTCACAGAACCATCGGCTAACTTCTTTGTCTTTGGTGTTGTCATATTAAATTTTGGTTTATTAGTTGTCATACTCGCTATCGGTACAAACATAACCCTACTCAACTAGAAGGTCAAGCTGATATATCTGCGTAGGTGTAAGACCTTGAATTAGTCTAACTTTGATCGACCGCTCTATGGCAAGTTGTTCCGTAACTGTGATTCCCCACACCATTTCAAAATTTACTCTGGTCTGTATGGATATCCGCGGTTCACCGATCTTCCACCATCTTCGCATAGAAGCATAGTGTTGATCAAGCCAAGGTGACAAGGGCCGATACTTGCCGGTTGGAGTAGCTTTTAGAAAAGCAGTGGCCATCGCACTCGCAATAGGAACACCCCAACTGGCGGCTCGTTCACAAAGACCTAATGTGTGAACGTGATCTCTAGCTCTACGTTTACCATAATCTCTAACACCCCATCCAGTTTTCCCAATCACTCTCTCGGGATTACGGGCCATGGTGAACCCATAATCAGTTTCCATCAATCTGGCCTGACAAAATTCCAGTTGATCTAAGGTGTGAGATATCTCATACTTCATGTTGAAACCATATTCCCTAAAATATGTCATGTCGCGAGTTCTACATAGATTCTTGCGGTCAATAACCACAACTGAATCGTCCCCATTCACATAAACACTACCAGGCACACCCAAAGAATCAAGAAACCCTTTAAGGAGGGTCCACATTATTAAAGAGTTGCCCAGGCCAGTGTCCATATCCCCGCTCATTCTA